ATCCCTCAAGGTGTTCACCAACACGCGCCTGGCTGAGACGTGGGAAATCCGTGGCACCGGGGCCAATATGTCAGAGCTGGAGAAGCGGCCCAGGTTCAATCATGAGCTATTGCCGTCCTGGGCGCTCTGGCTCACCGCCGGCGTGGATACCCAAGACAACCGTTTGGAGTGTTCCGTGTGGGCGTGGGGCTTGGATGATGAGCGCGGCTGTGTCGAGCATCGCATCTTTCCCGGTGATCCGTCATTGCCGGATACAGACCCTGCAAGCCCATGGGCTGCGCTCCGCGACTTCCTCATGGAGGATTGGGAGCATAGCCTCGGCGTATCTATGCGGATCTCGGCGGCGCTGATTGATTCCGGCGGCCATCACACGGAGCGCGTCTATGAATTCACGCGTAAGCACGCTCTCCGCCGCTGGCACGCCATCGTGGGCCGCGCCGGTATTGGACGCGCGCTTCTGAGCAAAGAGACACATGTCGGACCATACCAAACGAGCCTGTACACCGTGGGAGTGGATACAGCTAAAGAGGACGTTTACACATCGCTTCGCAACCAGAAACCCGGCACCGGATACACGCATTTCTCAGATGCCTTGGAAGGCGGCCCGGAATACTTCCGCCAACTCACATCAGAGAAGCTGGTCAAGACAACTGAGCGATTCATCACTTCTATGCGCTGGGAGAAGACGTATGAACGCAATGAGGCGCTTGATTGCGCTGTGTACGCGCGCGCGGCCGTTGCTGTACGTCGTCCCAACTTCCGCAAGCTGCACCGGAGCCTATTCAATGCAGTGGAGAAGCTACGGGCAGTCGGCAATCCTGCGCCGAGGCTAGAGGATGAGACGGTTAGCTCTAAGCCATCCACTCAGGCGGAGCGAATTGCGGAAAATGCCGTTATATTAGCCAACATCCTTAAGGTTATCCAGAAAGACGTGCCAAAATTGGAGCCCACCGCTGCCCTGCAAGCTTCGCAGGAGGGGGAAACCAGACCGTGGACCGTACGCCGGCCAGGCCGGCATTCAGTAAAGCGTGACAATGCCGTGGCGGATCAGCTGCGCAAAATTTTCAACTAAACTGCTTGACTCGCGAAATGTAACGAGAGAAAGTTGTCGTGTACTAGTTTTGTATCGTACGTTACAAACAGAAAGGGAAAAATGAACGACGCAAGACGCAAAGCGCTCCGTAAACTTAGTGACACGCTGGATGTGATCAAGGGGGATCTTGAATCCTTGAAGGATGAAGAGCAAGAGAGCTATGACAACATGCCGGAGAGTATTCAGGCTGGTGAGCGGGGCGACAAAGCACAGTCAGCTATAGATGCGCTTGACAGCTCGGTACAGATCGTAGAAGAGGCCATCGCATACCTAGATGAGGCGGTGAATGCATGAAAGAGAAGCTAACGTCTCAGCAATACCTGGACTTTCAATCTACCTTTGACCACCTCAATGCAGAGCTATTTGACGGCAATCTTCCGCAAGCGCTCATTACGCTCCAGCGGCACGCCAAGGCGCGTGGATACTTCGCTCCAGAACGGTTCCACGCGCGCGGCGGCAAAGAGCGTGTGCATGAGATTGCGCTCAATCCAGACACGTTCTGTGATGAAACAGATGAACGCATTCTTTCCACGCTTGCCCATGAAATGGCCCATCTGTGGCAACAGGTTCACGGCAAGCCTCCGCGCCGTTGTTATCACAATAAGGAGTGGGCAACAAAGATGAAAGAGATTGGTCTCCAGCCCACAACCACGGGAGCCCCCGGTGGCAAGGAGACTGGCCAGTCTGTTACACACTTTGTCATCAGGGATGGCCGTTACGCGCGGGCCTATGCGAAGCTCAAGGCCAAAGGTATCAGGCTTAAATGGGCAAGCCCAGCGCCTATGGCGGCAGAGGCCAAAGCCAAGGCAGAGAGCAAGACAAAGTACACGTGCCCTGAGTGCGGACAGAATGCCTGGGCGAAGCCAGATGCGGCGCTTATCTGTGGAGCCTGTTTTGAAGATGATCCTCGTGATCCGCAACTCATGCTTGCCAACTAACGGGCCGCCGAACGCGGCCCTTATTTCATCTAAACACCGCTTAAAATAGCCGTAATTATCGATTGAGGCCCATAACTAAGTTATGGGCAACCTTACGAATCCAGCCACGCCGATGCGCCAGTTTGACGACGCCTCTGTGCCGTTTGAGCCGACACAGCTCCGCCAGGGTGATTCGTGGAACTGGGAACGGATATTCCCGGACTATCCAAGCAACCTGTATCAACTCAAGTACATTTTCAACAGCCCAACCAATCGCTTTGTGCTGGATGGAGCGGAGGCACAGAATGCTCCCATCACGGCTGCTGACGACGGCCAGACGTTTGTCGTACAGGCAAGACCTTCTCAGACAGCCAGCGCGGCCCCGGATACGTATCAGCTCATCGCTGTTTTGGTTGGCATCGCTAATACGACGGCGGCCGGCGAACAGGTAACACTCCCGCTTCAGGATGTTCTTGTTGCGCCCAATGTTGCGGGCGCGCAAGGCCCGGTTGACACGCGAAGTGTAGCCAAAAGGAACCTAGACGCTATTGAGGCTTGCCTCTTGGGCAATCTCGATCCTAGCGTTGCGGAGTACACCATCAATGGCAAGATGCTCCGTCGCTTTAGCCGCGCTGATCTTATCAAAGAGCGCGAGTACTGGAAGAACGAATACCGGGTAGAGCTAAAAGCCATGGGCATTTACGCCGAATCACGCAACATAACCTTCCGATTCAAGGGGTGAGCTATGCACATTGAAATTGATTCCGAACGCGCACAGATCGTTGTGAATGGCACGATCGTTCCCTTTGGTGTTTTGGAGGATATGACCACGCCTAACCGGTACAGGTTTCACTCTTGTGAGCGTTTGGATGATGGGTCGGTGCATTTCCGTCGTTGGGGATCAAGGCTATTTGTGGACAAGGTGAATGACCTACCCCGGCATTCCATTTTCCTCTCGAAAGGACTGCGCTACTGATGGCACACATCGAACCAATCAACTTGCTGGCGAATATGCGTGAGCATGGATGGCAACCAGAATCCAAGCGTACGCTCACGTCGGATGCCACGATGCAAGCGCTCGGCGGTGCAACGGGATGGGGTGGATTCAAGGCAGCCAAGTTGGGCGGACTCACGATGGACTGGCCGTCGGCGTCGCGCTCAATCGATCAGGACTTGCAGGTTGACTTGCGCAAGATGCGTGCGCGTGCACGTAATCAGGCAATCAACTCCCCAATTGCAACCAAGTTTCTGACCATGGTGCGCTCCAATGTTATCGGCCAACATGGCATGAAATTGGCGTTCAAGGTCCAACAGGTCAGGAAGAGCAAGAAGAACAACGGGCTGGATGAGGCCGCGAACCAAGAACTTGCGCGGGCATGGCGTGCGTGGAGTAAGAAGGGTGTGTGTACGGTATGCGGACGTTTTTCCTTGCGCCAGCTTCAGCGCCTTGTTGTTGAGAATTGGGCGCGTGATGGCGAGCAATTCCTCCGCAAAGTGTATATACCTAGGAGTGTCAGTCCGTTTGGATTTCAACTCCAGCTTATCGACTCCGATCAGGTAGACGACTCCTACAACGTCATGGACATGCCTAACGGCCATCAGATTCGGATGGGTGTAGAGGTGGACGCTAACCAAAAGCCAGTTGCATACCACATCTTTGATGGCAATCCGGCTGAAGGTTACACCGGGAGCTCTCAGCGCAAGCGCGTGCCTGCCGATCAAATCATTCACCTATTCATTCCACACCGCACGGGACAGACGCGCGGATACCCGTGGTTTGCCTCCAGCATGGAGCAACTCAACATGCTTGATGGGTATTTCAAGGCAGAACTTGTAAAGGCCCGTGTGGGTGCGTCATTGGTTATGTCCATCGAGACAGACGCGGATGCGCCGGCCGGGGAAATTGAGAGCGACGGCATGAACGCTGATGGCTCCAAGGCAATTGATATTGGCGCTGGCAAAGCCATCGACATGCCTATCGGTAAGCATCTCAAGAACAACACTCCAACTCATGATCCGGAGTTCTCGCCGTTCGTAGAGAGCAGCAATCGGCTTATCTCTTCTGGCATGAATGTCGCCTATCACAAGCTGTGCAACAACCTGGCCGGCATAAATTACAGCTCAGGCCGTCTCGGAGAATTGGAAGAGCGCGACTTCTGGATGGAGATGCAAGCAGAGTTAATTGATTCTGGTATGGAGCCAATGTATGACGCATGGTTGGCCGCCGGCTTGATGTGGGGAGGCATTAAACTGCCGCTCACTGACAAGGAGCGTTTTCAGGGAGACGCCCTGAAGTGGGAGCCACGGCGCTGGGCCTGGGTTGATCCACTCAAGGACGTACAGGCATCAACATTGCTCGTCCAGAATGGCTTCGAGACTAATGAGTCTATTCTCAACAGCACTGGGCGTGACCTCGAAGAGGTGTATACACAGCGCAAGCGTGAACAGGACCTCGCAGACAGTTTGGGTTTGAAGTTTGGCACAGATATACGCGGTGAAGCTGCAAGCGAAATCAACGCGGAAGAGACGGAAGACAGTGACGGATCCAGCGGTGAACCGAAGGATGGCCAAGAAAAGCCGGCCAAGCCAAAGGCCAAGACGAAACCCGCGCCGTCACGTCCAAAAGCGCGCGAGTTGGTGCGCGGAATGCATTCAGCCAACGCCGCGCTATGGGACTTAACGGAGGATAGCGAATAATGTTCCCGACCAAGAACGACACACCGGACGCCGCGCGGGCGGCGTCTGTATCGTTACTCAATCAACACCTTGCCCTTGCAACCTCCGCGCAGCTCTTCTCGAAAGCCGCGCATTGGAACGTGAAGGGAGAGGGGTTCTACCCAGCGCACAAACTGTTCGATAAGGTCTATGAACTTGTGCAGGGACAAACCGACGATATCGCGGAACGCATCACGGCGCTGGGCGGAGAGGCGCTTGGGCTTCCCGCACAAATTGAGGACGCCTGGAAAAAGAACCGCGCAACTGCAATGACAGGCATAGCGATCAATGCATCCATGGGCGTGCAGGATAATGTCCGCGCCATGGCGGCGATGTTGGCGAGCGTGGCCAATAGCTACCGCGCAGCGATTGGCGAAACGTCCAATGATCCTGTTACGCAAAACCTGTATCTTCGCTTAGCAGAAGATACCGACCATATGCTGTATTTCCTGGAGGCAAACCTCCGGGCATGAAACCATACTATGACCACGGCGGCATTACCATCTATCACGGCGATTGCCGGGAGATACTGTCGGCTGAGGGAATCCGTGCAGATTTGCTTTGCACGGACCCTCCGTATGGGATAGGCGCGAGCCACGCAGCGCACTACGGCGAGGGCGTCAAGTGTCACCGAACCGGCATTGTCAAAGGCAAGGCGATCCAAAAACGCAATTACGGCGATAGCTCTTGGGATGATGCTCCGCCCGATGCTGAGCTTATCGCCCTGATTCGTTCTTGCGCGCCGCATCAAATTATCTTTGGCGGAAACTACTTTGTGTTGCCGCCATCCAAGTGCTGGCTCGTCTGGGACAAGCTACGCGGCGACACGCAATTTGCCGATTGCGAATTAGCATGGACAAATTTCAACAGAAGCGTGCGCCGGATTGCCTACAAATGGAATGGCTTTCTGGTTGATCCGGGCAGTAAGGATGTGCGTGTGCATCCTACACAAAAGCCTCTCACGGTGATGCGTTGGGCTATCGCTCAGGCTCCCGCTGACTGCAAAGCAGTGCTCGACCCATTTATGGGGAGTGGCACGACACTAGAGGCGGCCAAGCTCATGGGGTTGAGTGCAGTCGGTATTGAGCGTGAAGAGCGGCATTGCGAATCTGCCGCGATCCGTTTGTCGCAGGAAACCTTCGCTCTGGTGGAATAACTCATAAATTAGCGGGCTTTTCTAGTTACAGCTCATAACTAAATTATGAGCAATAAACGCACTCCGTCCGCGCTACCGCTCCAGTTTCGAGAGGCCAGAATTGCCGCTACTCCAAAAGAGGGAGAGCGGTTATCTGGCCCCGATCCTGGGCGGTTTGAATTCGTGGTGAGCAGCGAGGAGCCGGTGCGTCGTTGGTTCGGTGACGAAATTCTCCTGCATAGCAAAGAGAACGTGCGCACGGGCCGCCTTGATGCCGGCATGGTTCCGGGACTGTTTAACCATGACATGGATAAACAGCTCGGAATCGTGGATAAGTATGAGCTGAAAGACGGAAAACTCCGTGTATCCGGTCCGTTCGGGCCTTCTCCATTTGCGCAAGAGAAACGTGCCGACTATGACGCCGGCATCCTCAAGGCGGCCTCTGTGGGCTACAGGGTCTACAAGATGGTGCGCACTGTCACTGAGGATGGCGAAGGTGATGAGGACCCGGAGAATCCGCCGCGCTGTGAGGTGCGGGACTGGGAGCCGTACGACGCCTCATTGGTCACCGTTCCTGCTGATTATGCCGGCTCTGGCGTTGGTCGTTCTGACAAGGCCGACAAAGAGTATCCGGTTGAGTTGGAAACCGTCACCGCAACGCGGAGTGCTGATTCGGCCGCCGCACCCACCGCTGAGGTTATCAGCGAACCACCTTCAACACAGGAGAAACGGAACATGGCCGATACGGCTAACACGCCCAGCCCTGCTGAGCTGGAATTGAAGCGCGTACAGGATATTCTGGCCGTTGCCGGCGACGAGGATTTCGGCAAGCACGTGAGCCAGGACGAGGTGCGTAAGGCGATTACGGACAAGACTACGGCGGACGCATTCAAGGATACGGTGATTCGCAAGATCATCGATGCCAATGATGCGGCCAAGGTCGGAACGATGGGTGACCGCACGTTTGAAAGCGCGGGCAGGGACGGCAGGCGGTACAGCTTCACCAATGTCCTGCGCAGCATTATCAATCGCGCCCAACCGGGAAGTTTCCGCAGTGTGCCGGATACCACGTTTGAACGAGAAATGTCCGACGAACTCGGCAAGCGCCTCAACATTAACACGACCGGCTTTCTCGTTCCGCTGGACGCGCTCACCCGTGCTCTCGGCACTCAGGCCATTGCTGGTGCATCCGGACAGCTTGCCATCACTTCGGAAGCTGCGGCCGTGGCAAGCATCACCCGGCCGGAAGTGATCGAACTGTTGCGTAACCGTCCGCGCGTCCAAGCTCTCGGTGCGCGTGTTCTGGGCGGCCTTCAAGGAATTGTACGATTGCCGCGTCAGTCTGCGGCTGGCACATGGCAGTGGCTTGGAGAAGGCGCAAATACCACGCCCAGCGACCTCAGCATGGACTTTGTTTCCGTCCAGCCGCGCAGGGGTAGCACGCAGAGCGCGGTTGACATCGAACTGTTGGCCAGTACGTCACCGGACGTTGAGGGTCTGATGCGTGCGGACTTCAACCGTATCCGTGGACTTGGCATCGATCTGGCATCTTTGGTTGGACCTGTGGGCGGACCTGGCCCAGTTGGTTTGATGAACGCGACGGGCCTGGCGCTCATCCCTCCCAGCGGAACCACGATGGCGAGCGGCGGAAAGGCGCTGAGCTATCAGGACTACATTGCGTTTGAGACGGCAACATCCGCCGCAAATGCGGACGCCGCGACATCTGGATGGATGTTGACGCCGGAAACACGCGGGTTGGCAAAGGGCACTCAGAAGTTCCCCGGAGCCAATGCGGAGCCTATCTGGAAGGAAGGCCCCAAGGATCCCAGTGGCCTGGAAGATGGGCCGCTCGGTTACAGGGCTGGTGTAACCAACCAGCTCCCGAAGAATGGTACCGCAAGCGGCGTTACCGGGGCCGTGCTGCATACCGGAATCTTCGGCGATTGGTCGCAGCTCATTCTGGCGGATTGGGGCGTCGTGGAGGTGGTGTATGACCCGTATACCCAGGCCGGTGCTGGAGCCATTGTGCTGACGATGCGCTCTCTGCATGACACCGCTGTTCGCCATATTGCGGCCTTTGCGGCCTCGAACAAGATCGCCGTCGCCTAAGCCTATCTAAACATTAACCCTCCGCTCTATGCCGCTTAACCTCGCAGCACAGAGCGGAGGCCCAACAAGTAGCGCATCTCGCACACAGAAAGGTATTGCATGTTGAGTATGAATTCCAAGCCTGCTCAGGTTGAGGCTGTCCTTTGCATGGACATGCTCATTAACGGTGAAGAGTGCGCGACCGGCGAAGTGGTTGAGCTGAGCGCGCGCGAATTCAAGTACCTCCACACGTACGACCGTGTTCTTCCGGCCACGGAGAAAAACGTTGCCGCCATTCGTGCCCAGGTGAAGGCAAAGAAGCAGGCAGCCGAGAAACAGGCCGCCGCCGCCGATGAACTGGGTACAACCAAAGCTCAATTGGCCCTGGCTCTGGCCCGCATCGTGGAGCTGGAGAAGGGAGCCAAGTAACCCATGTTTGGTGATTCCGACTTGCCCGTATTCTTTGGAGACTTCGGAAAACAGTCTCTTGTGGTTTGGAATAACGAGCCGGCCGTCAACGGAATCTTGGATCAACACACGGATGTGTTCTCGCACGGCGGCGGCCCCGGTGGAGTGGAGCGCAATATCAAAGTTCTTCAGATTCCGTACAACGCGTTTAGCGCGGCTCCCAAGCCGCGTGACCCGATCACGGTGGGCGGTGTGAATTACACCGTCCATTCGTTACCAGAGCAAAGAGACTTGCAAGTGATCGAGCTGTACTTGAAGCGCGCGTGAGGTTATCCGTGATTACCAGAACCAGTAATAGAATGCTGTCTCCTGACCGTGAGGAAAGCTATGAAAAGCGTGAACAAAGTTCTTCTGTTGGGCTACATTGGCCAACCACCGGAAGCCAAAGCGCTCAGCAAAGGTGGAACGTTGCGGACGGAGGTCTCTCTAGCAACGAACGACAGGTACAAACAGGGAGACGAATGGAAAGATAGAACGGACTGGCACACCGTTTTGTTTTATGGGCGTCTGGCAGAGATTGCGCGCGACTATCTACACAAAGGCTCGAAGGTCATGGTTGAGGGGCGCATCCGCAATGACAGTTGGGACGACAAGGACTCGGGCCGCAAGCAGTACCGGACGCGGATCGTGGCCACAGATGTGACGCTCCTCGACTCCCGTGATAACAGGCCGCCGGAGCCCCCGGCAGAAGTAGACGAGGAGGACGTTCCGTTCTGATGGCCAGCAATGTGACTGTATGGACTCAAGCTGCCAGCAACTACCTAGCGGCCCTTAATGAAGGGGGGTCACCGGCCGTTGTGTGGCGCACGCGCTTCGAGCCAATCAGCGCGGATGAAGCGGTAGCCGGAGCTCTCAATCTATTTGCCACCAAGGTTGCTGTACGCTACGACGGAGCGAACGACTCGGCCAACATTGAAGCAAAATTCACGGTGCGCGGAACCGTTGCGGCGACCGATGAGGTGGACGTTGCGGCTGATCCGCTTGTCTTGTGGGCATGGAAGCAGCTTCGCAAAGATGCATCATTAGGCGGCGTGGTGCTGGATGCACGCGTTGAAGACGTGGAAATCGGATACATAGACAAGAACCAATCCGACGAAATTTGTGTGGATGTAACTATCTGCGTTGAAGTGGAAGTAGATAGGAACGATCCATCGATCAACAAAACGTACCTGGGAGGGTAAGACGACATGCCAACCGTAACGCCACACAAGTTACAGGGATACAAAGCGCAGTTGCAGTACACGCCCAGTGGCGGCGGGGCTGCTGTCACTGTTGCTGGATTGAAAGAGGTGGAGGGAGGATTCAAGGCTGACGAATTGGACGCCACAGACCACGGTAATAACGGGTGGAAGTCGCGTCTCATTGGCTTGCTGGATTTTGAAGGCTCCGCCAAGCTGGACTACATCACG